CTTCGATCTATCGAAATTTAGAAAGACCTTGACTAAGAGTATTGACGGTCTAGGTATTGGGTTTAACGACCCAACTGATTGGGTAAGCACAGGTAACTTTGCTTTGAACTATCTAATCAGTGGTGACTTTAACAAAGGTATTCCTTTGGGCAAGGTTACAGTATTTGCTGGCGAGTCGGGCGCTGGTAAGTCATATATTTGTTCTGGTAACATTGTTAAGAACGCACAAGAGCAAGGCATTTATGTTATTCTTGTAGACAGTGAAAATGCATTAGATGAAAAATGGTTACATGCATTAGGTGTAGATACTAGTGAAGAAAAACTTCTCAAGTTGAACATGGCTATGATTGATGATGTGGCGAAAACAATCCACGAATTCATGACAGAATACAAAGCCATGGAACAACGCCCTAAGGTATTGTTTGTTATAGACAGTTTGGGTATGTTGCTTACCCCTACTGATATTAATCAATTTGAAGCAGGCGACCTTAAAGGTGATATGGGTAGAAAGCCTAAAGCACTTACAGCGTTGGTTCGTAATTGTGTTAATATGTTTGGTAATTACAATGTAGGTATGGTTTGTACAAATCACACATACGCAAGCCAAGACATGTTCGATCCAGACGACAAGATTTCAGGCGGACAAGGATTTGTTTACGCAAGTTCTATTGTAGTTGCTATGAAGAAATTGAAGTTGAAAGAAGACGAAGACGGTAACAAGGTTTCAGAAGTCAACGGTATTCGTGCCGCCTGTAAGATTATGAAAACTCGTTACGCAAAACCTTTTGAGACATTACAAATTAAGATTCCATACGAAACAGGTATGAATCCTTATAGTGGGCTAGTTGACTTGTGCGAAAAAGCCGGCCTGCTAAAACAAGAAGGCAACAGACTAAAGTGGGTTGATCCCGAGACAGGCGAGGAATTCAAATTCTACCGAAAAGAATGGAAAGATGATAAATTAGATATGTTAATGAGTAAATTTCATATCAAACCGTTAACAACAACCATTCCAGAGGAGATAGAAGAGAATGTTGAATGAAACGCAAGTAGGCGATATTTGGTTAAATTTTGTCGAGTACATCGATAAGAAACAATTGGAAACTGTAGCAGAACGCTATGTTGATCTATTAGCAGATTTTGGAATATCCGATAAAGTATTCAAAGAAGCCTTAGGTGTAGATGAAACACTGGATCAAGCCATTGGGTATTATCTTAATGATGATGAAGATATCGAAGACGATGAAGATTACGGCGAGTTGGAGTTTTAATGGGTTGGTATTCTAAGGTTGCTAAAGATATAAGTAACATTCCTGATGCGGCTGATTTTTTTAATACAGAACTAATTGAAGCCAAAAAAGAATGTGTTATTGCAGGCAATGTTGAACGAGTTGCAGCAGCAATGCCTGGAGTCGTTGAACATCGATTCTCACAGTTACAAGAAATTGAAGCAATTTTAGAATATCTTAATATTGAACTTCGAAGATTAAAAAGTCAACATTTTCGAAAATATCTTGAAAATTATCAACGTGCATTAAGTAGCAAAGATTGTGAACGATATGTTGAAGGTGAAGCAGATGTAGTCGACTTTGAAAAGATTATTAATGAATTTGCTTTGATCAGAAACAAATGGTTAGGTATTACTAAGGCACTAGATCAGAAACAATGGCAAATTACTAACATTGTAAAATTAAGAGTTGCCGGTATGGAAGATGCAAGCGTGTAATCAATTCGCCCAAAAGCAAGATCATAGGCCTTAAATAATATAGGGCCTATTTTTTTCTAAGAGGTTGCTTTTTATTATCAGTTAATATATACTTACATTATGACAACAATAGATAATTTATTAATAAAAATTGTGAATCATGCTTCACCGGCAATTGAAGAACAAATACCCCAGAGAGATTCTAAAATACTTAGAAGTATTGCTAGTTCAATAAATTCACATATCTATATAACAGAAAATCAAAGTAAATTACTAATAAAAATACTTCGTGAACACGAAAACAAAATTACGGATTTTTCACAACAAATTCAATCAGCTTTGACTAATTTGTCGTGGGCCAAACCATTCAGGCGCATTGAACAAGTAAAAAAATTACAAATTAAAAAAAACGAAGAGCATGAATCTATTCTTTGTATAGAAATAACTTTTTCTCATGAAATTCGTCAAATTTTAACAAATTTGTCAAAGTCTATTCCTGACATGATAGCATATAACACAAAAAATTGGCAGTGCGAGCTGACTGAGAAAAATATTGTAACCTTATACGATACATTTGCTCCGTTGAATTTTGAAATTGACGAAGATATAAAAAACTATTACACTACGATAAAATCTTGGTCAAAATCAGATATTGAAAATCAATTTTTGATTACAAACATAGAACATAAAAATTTTCAAAAGGCTATAACTGACGATCTAGGGTTGTCAACGACTATTAATCAAAATATTATTAATGATCGTAGTATGAGGTATCAATATCATCAAGATCCTAAAAATTTAGGAGAAGATTTAACTGAAAATATAGCCAACAGATCTAAACCACGAATATGGATTGATAAAAAACAACATACAATGACAGCTGTTGTAGCAAGCATTATTGAACTAAAAAGGTTGCCTTTATTGATTGTATTTGACACATTAGTCAATAACAAGTACTTAGAAAATCTCAAAATTTTGTCAAAATCTTTGGAAGAAAATGGAATTTTTGACGGCGTTGGAGTTTACTTTAGATTGCCGAACGATGAGATGGGCAAGCAGTTTAATACTTTTATCGCAGAAAAATCATATAACTATCAACTATGCGATGATACCAATGTGGCATGTGTAATGAGTGGAAAATTACCAAAGTTTTTTTTAAGAAATGCTTGGAAACCAATGAGTGTGATTGCTCTAGATAGTCGAATGGGTATGCGTCACGGCAAAACTGCTGTATACTCTAATTGTTGTGATTTAATCATAGAATGGGCCGACGAACCTAGTACAATGGACATTAAATTAAAATGACAGTAAAATTAATCATTAGAGATGAAGTCAATATTAAGTTTGAAGGGCTAAGTTTAGAAGCCCGTAAAAAACTGTCTAATACTTTTAAGTATGTTGATCCAACAGCCAGATACCGCCCTGCTTACAAATTAGGTCGATGGGACGGAAAAGTCAGCATGTTTGGGCTAGGCGGTAATGGGTATCTCAGCCAACTAGAAAAATGTATACAAATACTATCCGATATGGATATTGATATTGACGAATTAGAAGATTTACGCACAACTAAGAAAATTTCTTTCGAACCGGTAACAGAAACATATTGGGCAGATCAAGGTAAAGTGTGGCCAAAAGGGCATCAACAAGAAGGCAAACCCATTATGTTGCGTGACTATCAAGTCGAAGCAATTAATAGATTTTTTGAAAACACACAGAGTCTTCAAGAAATTGCAACAGGCGCAGGTAAAACAATTACTACAGCAACACTAAGTCATTGTGCCGAAAAATACGGAAGAACTATTACTATTGTTCCTAATAAAAGTCTTGTTGAACAAACAGAAGAAGATTTCATCAATGTAGGGTTAGATGTAGGCGTATACTATGGTGACCGAAAAGATTTAAACAAAACACATACAATTTGTACTTGGCAAAGTCTTAATATTTTAGATAAGAAAAGTAAAAATCACGAATACGATATTGTATCGTTAGCTGAATTTTTAGATGGTGTTAGAACTGTTATTGTGGATGAAGTTCATATGGCAAAGGCCGATGTACTTAAAAATTTACTCACACAAAACTTGTGTAACGCACCTATCCGCTGGGGTTTAACTGGTACCATTCCTAAAGGAGATTTCGAAGCAGAGCCTATTTTTGCTAGTCTTGGCCCAGTTGTCGGCGGAATTAAAGCACACGAACTACAAGAAATGGGTGTGCTATCGGCATGCCATGTTAATGTAATACAGATGATAGATTTACCAGAGTTCAAGACATATCAAGAAGAATTAAAGTATCTTGTTACTGAAGAAAACAGGATGATATATATCAG